GGCAAAGCCCGAGCTTGTGAAAGTTTGGGCTTTGTTGTAAATAAAAACAATTTTTTCAGTTCCGTATCTGGAAAAAGGAGAAAAAACGAAAAGGGTGCGCCATAGACTTATGACACACCCTCAAGGCTGACAAGAACGGATTGGTTATCCTGCCTACGGGTGCAGGAAAGAGTTTGGTGATAGCAGATATTGCCTCTCGTCTGGAAGGACCGCTGTTAGTCTTTCAGCCCAGTAAGGAAATTCTTCAGCAGAACTTTGCCAAGCTGCAAAGCTATGGTATCTTCGATTGCGGTTGCTATAGTGCCTCTGTAGGATGTAAGGATATAAACAGAATAACCTTTGCCACCATCGGAAGCGTGATGAACCATATGTCAGACTTCGATTGTTTCAAGAACATCATAATTGACGAATGTCATTATGTAAACTCGAAGTCAGGGCAATACAAGCAGTTCATAGAAGCGAAGAACAGACAGGTTGTTGGGTTAACAGCCACACCATACCGTCTTGATCGTGCCGAAGGAGGTTCCATCTTGAAGTTCCTCACGAGAGTCAGACCTAGAATATTTTCAAAGGTCATCTATTGTTGTCAGATTGGAGAGCTGCTTTCCAAAGGTTATCTTGCAGACTTGCATTATTATGATTTGACAGAATTGGATTTAAGAAGAGTCAGAAGCAATTTCACCGGTGCAGATTATGATGAAAGAAGTCTCCTAGCAGAGTACGAGCGTTGTGGATTCTATGATAAGTTATCAAATACAGTAGTCAAGGTTCTGCAGCCTAAAAGCGGCATACCTAGAAAGGGGGTACTTGTATTTACTGCTTTCACAAAGGAGGCCAGGCAGTTGGTTGATAAGCTTCAATCACTCAGGATCAATGCCGCTATCGTGACAGGAGAAACGCCTAAAAAGGAGCGTGAAGCCATTCTCGAAGGATTTAAGAGGAGAGAAATAAAGGTTGTTGCCAACGTTGGTGTACTGACTACGGGATTTGACTATCCTGCTCTAGACACCGTTGTCTTGGCACGCCCGACGAAATCTCTCGGGCTCTACTACCAGATGGTAGGTCGCGCTATCAGACCTTTTGAAGGCAAGGATGGGTGGATAGTTGACTTGTCGGGCAATTATAGTCGGTTCGGAAATGTCGCAGACCTCTTTATTAGCAGACCTCCAGGAACCACGAAATGGGCGGTGTATTCCAGAGGAACACAATTAACTAATGTTGTACTAAGATGAGCGTTTTAAATGAGATTATTGAATATGATCAAAGAGATTCCGCATTAGGAACTGAGTATTTAACTCTCTGTCCGCATTGCATGAAGGGAGTATTTACACAAGACCCAATTTATGTAGGAAGTTTAGCTTGCCGTTTATGTATTGATTTTGTGAAAATGACGGATAAATATGTTGTATGTAAATTCAAAAGAAATGTTTCCATTTTATAATAAAAAGAAGAAATCTCCTTCTGCTCCCAAAAAGAGAAAGAAGAGTAAGCCGGATTTAGTCAAGAGACTAGACAAGGTGTTTGCATTGTATATTCGTCTGAGAGACTGCATGCCAAGCGGTATGGGACAATGTATCAGCTGCGGAAAGATAAAGCCGTACAGAGAGCTTGATTGCGGTCATTTCTTCGGACGTTCCAACATGGCCACCCGATTCGACGAAGACAACTGTAATGCAGAATGTATCGGGTGCAACAGAGTGAAGTCAGACCATCTTATATACTACCAGGAGAATCTGATAAAGAAGATTGGTGTTTCCCGATTTTCTACCCTACGAGAGCGTGCTCACTCCATCAAGAAATGGGATGACGATGAGTTGGAGAAAATGATTAAGTATTATACTAATGAAGTAAAGAGACTGAGTTATGAGAAAGGTATCACCGTTAATCTGTAAAAAATATAAGTCCCCAGTGTTTCACAACACCGAGGACTTGAACCAATTAAAATCCTATAAAGATTATACTTTAAAGGGATTTGTTTGCAAAGGTAATGAATTATTTTCAAATTGCCAAATAAATCCCATAAAAAAAGCCCGCTCACCAGCAGGATAAAGAGGAATCCTATAGCATTCTTTTTTAACAGACGCTATGGAAAAAACTTGTTGCAAAGGTACTAAAAAATATCGAGATAGCCAAATATATATTCAAATATATTTTGGTATTTTTGAATATTTAACTTAATTCTTTTGCATATATCAGAATGATTTCGTAATTTTGCATTAAAGAGGAAATAATAGTAACAATTAAAATATTATACAATATGGAAGAGACGGAATTTCTCAGAGATTTTGAAGGAATCAAGGACTACAGAACGTTCTTGGTAGGCTTGGACAAACAGTTCAAGTCGGCAGGTGTGTTGTATCGTGAGTTTAAGATTTTGGAGGGGATGGCTTCTATAGCTTTAAAGATTAGCCCTTCTATCCACAATTTTATCTCTAAGCAGCAAAGTGCTGTTTACAGTAAGTTACAGACAGAAGTTGACTCCCTGGCAAATAGTATAAAGCGAGGTAAGATATGCTTTATTAAGAACGAGGACTTGAACCAATAAGATTATGAAATATAATTGCATCAGAAATAGTGATTCTCCAGAAGTAATGAGAGCAAGGGTGAAGCACGGCATAGCTGCCTACGGCATCTACGTTGCTCTTATGCAACTATTGGAGGAAGACGAGGATCATAAGCTGTCAAAGGATTATTCTATGATAGCTTATGAGATGCGTGTTGATGTTTCCGTGGTGCAATCTGTAGTTGAGGATTTTGATTTATTTGAGGTTGAGGAAGAGTATTTCTATTCTAAGGAACTTTCGGACACTATCGAGCAGGCAAGAAAAGTCAGCGAAGCTAGAGCTAGAGCCGGTCGTGCCGGAGGTGCAGCAAAGGCTAGAAATTTCGTAGCAAATGCTAAGGAATCTTCTAGCAAATGCCAAGCAAATGCTAGCGAATCTCTAGCAAATGCTACAGATATTCTAGCAAATGCTAAGGAATCTTCTAGCAAATGCCAAGCAAATGCTAGCGAATCTCTAGCAAATGCTACAGATATTCTAGCAAATGCTAGCGAATCTCTAGCAAATGCTAAGCAAATGCCAGAGTCCAAAGAAAGTTCCCCAAACCCTTCAAAGAATATATATTCCGTTCCTACGGAACGGGAAGATAATATAAAATTATCTTCTCCTTCTAGCGCGCGCATGAGGAAATCGAAACCGAAAGAGTTTACCATCTGCCACAAGGGACGGCAAATATTCGAGAAGTATTACCAAGAACTCTATGACTCCGCCTATTATTGGCAACCCAAGGATGCAAAGGCTATGAACTCTATCCTAAAGAAGATTTCTTTTGCTAGAAGTCACAAAACAGTGCCGCTTCCGATAGATGAAGAGAGCTTGCTTAAGGCATTGGAAGAGTTTCTGCGTCGTATCGACAAGACTTGGATAATGAACAATTTTTCGGTTAACAAAATTGATTCTCAATACAACGAGATAGTATCAGAAATGAAAAATCATAGACAAAACGTAACAGACAATGGAAACAACACAAAGACAGGATGGAAAGCTCCAGACCACAAAGACACATCAGCGTATCGGTCGGGGTTTGGAGTTGCCGTTGGGAAATAGAGAGGCCAAGAACTTTCTTTACTATGCCTACAAACGAGAGGTAGAGAAAAGAAAAAGAACGTTCGTCTTCACAGACGAGCTAAAGGAAGCAATATCGAAAGTCGGGGATTTTCTTACTACAGAGACCAACTTTTACGGGCTGTTTATGCCCGGCAGCATTGGAAACGGCAAGACTACGATGCTAAAGGCTATTCGAGATTTGCTAGTTTATCTTGTGGACTCAAACAAGATTAGCTATTGCGAGGGTGACAAATATCCGCGTTTCATCAAGGCTAGAGACATGGCTTACATGATTTACGAAGACAGAAACGAGTTCAGAGCAATCAAGAACGCCAAGTTTCTCTTGATTGACGATTTGGGTGCCGAGCCAACGGAGATTGTCGCTTACGGAATGCACTACAAGCCGTTTGACGAGTTGTTGGACTATCGCTATGAGCAGATGCTGCCCACGATTATCAGCTCAAACCTAACGGCCGTTGACATAGGACAGAAGTACGATGATTCAAGAATCGTAGATAGAATGCACGAAATGTTTGACATTTTAAGTTTTGAGGAGGAATCGTTCAGATGAGTTTAGCACAATCACCGTATCAGAATCAGCCATTAGTGAATGACCCTAAGGCTGAGCAGTATGTTATCGGAAGTCTTCTCATTGACCCTACGGCTTATACCGTAGTCAGTCAGTATCTAGATGAAGACTGTTTCTATGACCCTATATGCCGTGACATTTGGAAAGCCGTTGACAATATGGGCAAGCACGGCATGCCGATAGATATCATATCCGTATCATCCGAACTTGGCAAGCAGAAGTCGAACGTGACTTCGTTGGACCTGATGAACATTTCGGCACAGATTGCTTCGTCAGCTCATATAGAGTATCATGCCATCAGATTGCAAGACCTTGGCAGGCGAAGAAAGCTATGGGTAGTAGGCCAGCAGCTTTCCAAGGTGGGACTGTCAGAAGAGGTACTTACCGCAGACGCACACCAAGAGGCTATAGAGAGTATCGGAGGAGTATTCGAGAAGGCGGATGGAGTGTTCACGCTCAATGATGCCATGAACAGCCTAAACGAGATAATGGTTAAGAACGCCACCGTTGGAGGTGTTACGACAGGAACCAAGACCGGTATGGAGCGATTCGATGAAAAAGGAGGTCTGCAGAAGTCTGACTTGATTATCGTAGCCGGCGAAACTTCTCAGGGAAAGACGAGTCTTGCGCTTTGTATGACAAGACACGCCATCGAAAACGGAGCAAAGGTTGCTTTCTATTCTATGGAAATGACGAAGGAGCAGCTTACGGCACGCCTGCTTTCCGCCAAGACGAACATTCCGGCCAACAACATCCTTTATTCGGGCAGTCTGGCGCCAAGTGAGATAAGGATGATTGATGATGCTAGAGGAAAGTTGCCCGGTGAGAATTTATTCTTTGATGACAAGAGCACGTCAAATATAGATTCTATCCTTCTTTCCATCCGAATGCTTAAGATGCAGAAGGACATAGACGGAGCCGTAGTTGATTACTTGCAGATTCTCAACGTAAACTCCAGGAGTACGAGTTTCAGTAGAGAGCAGGCTATGGGTGATGCCGCACGAAGATTCAAGAACCTCGCCAAGGAGCTGAACATATGGATCATCGCTCTAAGTCAGTTGTCTAGAGATAGCAACTGTCCCGAGCCGAACTTGAACAGACTGCGTGATAGCGGACAGATAGGAGAAGCTGCCGATGTTGTCATCCTAGTCTATCGAGCAGAGTATTACAACAGAGCGTACCCTGCCCCATTCGACAATAAGGATGACTACCCTACTGACGGAACGGCTATGATAGACGTTGCCAAGGGACGTAACATCGGAACATTCAAATTCTTTATGGGATTCAACAAGAATACGACAAACTTTTTCAAGACAAACTTAATCAACGAGGAAGTGCAGGTTCCTTTCGAGAAGCCAGAAGAAACAGATGCACCATTCTGATAATCAGACAGTTGCAAAGTATTAAAATTTAGTATTTTTAACTAAAAAAGTCGTCGGTAAATTTGCATATATCAGAAAATTTTCGTACCTTTGCATATAGATAAAAGGTAGTACTTTTGACTATTCAGAGCCTACCTTACAAGTTGAACCAATTAAAATTATAAAGATTATGAATACTTCTAATGAGTTAAGAAAGAACGAAATTGAAAATGAGGTTAAGAACTTGTTTAAGCAGTTTGGCGAACATGCAGAAAACATTATTTCTGCATGCCCAGGATGGAAGTTTGTGAACGTTCAAGATTCTCGCAATCAGGTAAAAGTTAAGTTTGCTTTAGCTTGCGATGAGAACAGAGAGTTGACAGTTGTATATAATGAATGCAAGTGTGGTTTCAAGGGGAACGTTGAGTTCACAACAGAAATAGACGCAGCATCCAGTATTGATATAGACAGCGCAAACTGCAAAGCTATGTATTATATTGCTCTAGGCTCATTCCTGTCTAACAAAGACCTTCAAGACAAGCTGCAGTCTGAAATGAAAAGTTTCTTGCATAATGTAGAAACTAAATATAACGAGTACAATAAATTAGACCAGGAGGATTAGTTATGGAGACACTTTCTGAGTACATGCTTCGAAGATTCTGTTCTGTTTATCCGTCAGTTCCAATTACGCTTTCAAAAGTCAAGGCTTATCTTGACACGGTTGATGATTGGAGAGAGTTAGATGATAGCCATTTGGCACTATTATACAATTTTAATCTTAAAAAATAGAAAGGGAATAATTATGAGAAATTCAAATTTCAATCTTATCAAGTCGTTAGGTTACATCGTGGTTCTTGCCAGCTTGACACCATGCTCTGTTCCTCACGAGTATTGGAAGAATACGAATGATGGTCTTTTGTATGGTCACGTTGGAGATAGCGAGGAAGAGTACAAACTACTGATGACGGAGGGCAAGGTATGACATATTACGAGTTCAAGAAACAACAGCAGGGCGAGTTCGACAAGCTGCCAATGAGGGCTGCATTTGGAGACAAGCAGTTTAAGGAAATGATGACTGAATGGGGTCTTACCACAAGTAAGGAAGACCTGGAAAAGATACGTTCAATCGGTGCCGGTGCTTATTGCCTCAAAAAGGACTACCATCTGTTCATAGAATTTGGTGAACGTTCCGCCAAGGAATCTGAGGAGTTTCTGAGCAGCGATGATAATTTGGTGGATGCCTTGAAATATGAATTTGGCAATCATGAGTGTGGCCTTACACTTGAGTTCGAAAATGGTATCATCGCTTTGGGATATACCGTTAAGGAGTTTCTTTCAGATGACAGAAAGAAGAAGCTTTTTGTAAAGGCACGTAAGGAATACATTAATAGTCTGGAGGGTTAATATGAATACAAAGAATTTCGGAAACGGATATGTAGGTATCAAGATCAACAGTATTTCTGAAATAATGAAATACAATGCTCTTAAAGAGATTTTTTCTATTTGGAGCGATGATGAAGATACATCGTTGGAAGATGACATAGAGGTTATGGATGACGATGGAAACGTCACTGAACGAGAGCCGACAGAAAACGAGAAGATAGAGCGAATCCTGGAAGCTTTCAATAATGGAACCGTTTTGTATGCAGTCTTCCATCTGGATTGTGGACGAGTCTTTTCTGATTTGCCAACGACATTCCAGAGCAAATATGCTGTCGGACAGAAGGTCTTCATAATGATGGATAACAAAATTGTTTCGGGTAGAATCGTCCTTATATCTCTTTCAGACTATGAAGATGACAAAAAGCTGTATGTCGATTATCATTCTAGAGATATCGGAGAGAGAATATACAATATAGTGAGTATAAATTTGTGTCCTACAAGCTATCGAAATTATTATTCTTTCAGTGAGCGCGACCGTATAGAAAGATGTCTCAAGGCAGCATTAAATAATAATTATGTTGTCCTAGAGATAGACAGAAACTATGTAAGTAAAAGGATTGGAGATATATTCTCTTCAAAAGAAGAACTTGTCAAACATTTAATGGAACAATAGTTATGAATATCATAAGAGTGACAGGAAATGCAAAGAACAGAATAGATGCCATCTTTACGGGCAGCAAGTATCTGTTCTTCAGTCCGGACTTCGGGCTGGTTGCTATTGCTACGAGAGTATCAATGGATGAAAACTGCTCTTACTTCAATATTGAGTTGACCGAGCAGATTAGTCCTAAGCTGATTAACAAGGTAATCAACAAGGAAGAGGCTTCCATGAAACGTATCTGTAGATTCAACTGCATCAATTTGGAAGAAATGCCACAGCATACACTTCCATACGTGATAGGCTTAACATTGGAAAGGAGATAGCTATGGGTGTAAAGGAAATGGTTCAGTACAAGAGAACTGCTGATATGGAAGAACTCTATCTGATGCTCAACAATGATTCAGTTGCCTACAATCTTTGGCACGATTCTGCAGAAAAGTATGCCCTAAAGATGGTAAATGGCGAGGCGGTAATGATGGAGAATGTCGCCCATGTTATGATTGCGAGAATCACCCAGTCTTGCGACAGGTTGATCAACTGGCGCAGAAAGCTGATTACCGATGCCCTAAATATTACTAAGGAGCAGAAAGAAATTGTTGCGTGGCAGTGGTTCTATAATAGTATGATGGATTTATATACTTATTATAAAGGTAGGCAAAAGTAAGGTTTAACTCAACGGGTATTAAGGACACCCACCAGTTAGATATCTTATTCTTATCTGGCAGCCGGAAAGACGGCAGCCTACCTTTCTTAAATATGCAATTATGAAGAATATTTATCATATACATCAGTCTTCCAATTCCTATTGGGATAGCCGTTGGACTGAGACAGATTATTATCTTTGCGACAGCGAGGATGAGTATCAGCAGAAATTAGCTGAATATACCGAGAAGCGTAAGCAAATCGAGAAGGAGTTCAAGGAGAACCCAACGGAACTTAGCAAGAGTCGCGCACTATTCTTGCAGCTCAGCAAGGAACAGAAGGTGCATGCCAGCGAATACTACTACGGTCATGAATGGTGCGGCAAGGAGTTCGAGGCTTTCGGTTTCTGCTGGAGTGAGAGGTTGGAGAGAAGCACGCATTACAAGTACTATCTTAAGCCAGGATCGGTGTGCAACGAGACAAGAAGTTCCGCCGTAGGCAGATTTACAGGATATGGAAGTTAAACTTAATAAGATTGGAGGTGATTTATGTAAAAACAAGTAGTATTATCACTAATAGGTCGGGGATTGATTATATAACAACAGTAATAATGTTCTTTATTTTGTTGGCAGCTCGGAAAGACGGCACCCGACCTTTAAAATTTAATAAGTATGGAAATAGAAGAATTAATAAAAATAGCAGAGTCTGATTTCTGGACTGTCACCGAAGAGGAATACACGAATGGGAAAGGATTACTCTTTTCTAAATATTCACCTGCAGGTCAAGACTTCTCAATATCAACCGGACCATTTGAAAGTGCGGAAGAATTGCTTGAACACATAAAAGAGTATCATGACAATTTTGACGTCGATTATGAGACCTATATTTGGTTAGATAGCGACGGACACGGAAAGAATGGTGCCCCATACCACATAAAGGATGTTGTTGAGGATATGGAGTACTGTAAGAAGATGATTTTGGACTTGTATAAATTATTACTTGGCGCTTATGAAAAGAAGTGATTTTGTTATGTCGTGTGCAAACAATCTTGACTGTAATTCAGATTGTGAGCATTGCGAGTTGTATTATCGTTACTTAAACAATATAGAAAAATAGGTATGGGTAATGAAGACAATATTAACGTTGTAAGCAGTTTGGCAGTACAAGCATACTATCCTATCGGGCAGAAGCTTAGTATAAATGGGAGAACCTGTGTGGTAGCGGAACGTGGAGATTGTGTTAATTGTTTAGTTTGCGTACCGAATGTTCCACTTCACGATCAAGAAGTTACTTGTGCAAACCTAGCTTGTACTGCTGATGAACGAGAAGATAAAACTAGTGTTCATTTTAAAGAGATTTAATTATGAAGGTATATCTGATTTATAAAGAAGATGCCTGGCATACAAAGGGAAGCGGCGAATTGCTTAGAGTAGCTGGCAGCCTCCAGAAATGCTACGCAACAGCAGAGGCCAATGGAGCTTCGGAAGAGCAACTTAGAGATTTGCGCAACATTGGACAAAGTCAGTGTAGTGGGAAAAGTTACGAATTTAACATAGAAACATGGGAGGTAACATAATATGAAATATGATGTTTGCATTCAAGAAACTTTGAGCAAGACAATAACCGTAGAGGCAGATACAAACACGGATGCTTGCTCTATGATTAGAGAAAAGGTTAATAATGGTGAGATTGTCCTTTCTGCTGACGATTTCACTGGTTGTAGAATCATAACAGCACAGGAAGCTTATGGAAGTGAAGACAACGAAGACTGAGTACAGAGAACTGCTTAACGTTCTAGAAAAAGCAGCTAATCTGATTGACGAAAAAGCAACTCGAGCCAGAGAACTTGATTTAGCTAGAAGATTAAGCAGGTCAAAGGCTTTGCTGGTAAAAAGAAATGGCAGTCTTCAAGGAGAAAGCGGCGATAGTCATTAACGGCATCGTGTACGTGGCGGAACCAATGGATGACTGCGAGGATTGTGCGTTTTGTACGGGCTTGGCACAATGCAGCGTAGATTTCATTTGCATCTCTATGAGAGAAGCATTCCGTAAGGGATTCAGAAACAAGCCTATCGGTTTCAAAAAATGGAAAGGTTATGAAAGGAACAGAAACATTCAAGAAGGTAATCAAGGCATATCTTGACAAGCGTGCAGCAGAGGACGAGCTTTTTGCGAAGGATTATGCCAAGCCGGGCAAGAACATCGATGATTGCTGCGACTTTATTATCTCAGAGGTCAAGAAATCCGGAAGGAATGGCTTTGACGATGATGAGATTTACGGAATGGCAGTTCATTATTATAATGAAGAAGAAGTCTCATTCACTAAGAATCAGAATTGCACTATTGTTACAAATCTCTCAGACCAGACCAAGGAGAATCTGGAGAAGAAGGCTGAGGAGGAGTTCAAGCAAGCCAAGATCATGGAGCTCAAAAAGAAGGAGTCCGCAGAGAAGGAACGCTTGAAGAAGAAAGCCGAGGCTCAGAGAAAGAAGGATGCAGAGATTGGGCAGTTGAGTTTGTTTGATTTTTAAATATGTGAGTTATGAAGCCAAGAAATAAGACAGAACGTGAAGTTGTAAAACTCTCAGATAGAATACCGGAGTTATCAGACAAGCAACGTGAGTGGGCCATCAAGACTTGCATCTCTGAAGATGATGCCTACAAGTATGGTGACAGATTTTCAAGAGGGTGTTTCTATCTAGTATGCACATTCAAGGGATGGCAGGTCCTCAGATACTTCCAGGTAAGAGTGAAGTACCGCTTTCACAAGATGGTTAAGGAGAAGATTTACTTCAAGGAGTGTATGCAGCAATGGTTGAAAGATGGGGAATATGTTTTTCTTGCCAAGCAGAGAACTAGCGGATATATTGTAGATGCTTTTTCTGCTTTTGGAAAGCTGGAAGTAAGAACGCATACTTTATGGAGCGGTTTGGGCGACCCTCGCGATATCGGGTTCGATGGAGTATATTACGCTTCAGTCCAAGACAAGTATAAGTACGCTCTCAGAGACTTCAAGAAAAAGATTCCGTGTGACGAAATCTTCCGTTCCGTCAATGCTAACCCGTACAATGAAACGCTCATGAGACGTGATGTTGATATGTGGAGAACGTGCAAGTATCACGAAGCTGTCTTCGAGGAAGAAAGAATGTCAGCCGTCAAGATTGCTGTCAGACACGGAAAGGCTTCTTATATTTACGATAGCTTGTGGTGGGATATGCTCGACAGCATCACGTATCTCAAGAAGGATGTACGTAACCCTTCTATAGTTTGTCCGGAGAATCTTCGCGAGGCACACGACAAGTGGCTAAAGTCAGCAGACAACAAGAAAAAGAAAATGGAGGACAGAATGACTAAGCTGCGTTTGATTGCTGAAGAGAAAATGCAACTCAGATACCTGGAGCAAGCAGCTAAAGCCGAAGAGGAGAATAAGAAAAAGGCAGAAGCAATGGCTAATGTTTATGTTGACAGAAGAAAGCAGTTCTTTGACATTGACATAAAGGATGGCGCCATAGACATACAGGTTCTTAAGTCCGTCCAGGAGTTCTTTGAAGAGGGCAAGGAAATGAGGCACTGCGTATTCAGAAACGGCTATTACGATGTGAATAGAAAGCCGAACTGCCTCATACTTTCTGCCAAGGTAAACGGTCAGCGTATGGAGACAATCGAGGTAAACTTAGCCGATGTTACCGTTGTTCAATGCCAGGGCCACGGAAACATCAATTCCGCTTTTCACGATGCCATTCTGAAGCTTATCAAAGACAATCTGTGGCAGATAGAATCTAGGCTTCCGAACAGAGCAAGCAGAACGGCGTAATTTTTAGTATTTTTGGCTAAATTTTCCGTTTGATATATTTGCATATATCGGAATTTTTTCGTATCTTTGCGTATGAAAAGAGCCTATTTTGCGGCATTTTTGACTATTCAAGACGCATATATGCACGATTTTATGTTAAAATATAGTTAATTTCGGATTTTTAGTATTTAATCATTAAATATTTTATTAAATTTGCAGCGATGGAATACGATTACAGTAAGCTCAGAGAGTTCATCAAGCGTTGTAAGTGGCAATGGGCTACTTCGATGATAGACGTTCCTCATGAGTACATTCACAGAGACAAGTGCGCATTGACAAACGACGAGTTCTATTACTTCGTCAGCGCACAGCGAGACAATGGAGTCCATGAAAGATGGGGAAAGTATAATTTCCCGTACCTTTACATTGACGGTTACAAGTATTGGACGATGGGCGATCCATTCGAGACTACTTGGATTCTGAACAGACAGAAGGTTTTCAACGAGTTCGACTTCCTTGAGTGGCCGGTACCGCGAATCTATTCGAACCAGGAAATGGACGTGATGGCAAAGTCAATCATGTTCACGTTCAAGGACAGGAAGTTTTTCGAGGCTGGCATCGGAAACGGAGATTTCGTAGCCTATACCAAGATAAAGCCGGAAATGTATTATGGTGTTGATCCAAGCAAGAAGGCTATCAAGCAGTTCAGGGAGAAGACGACAGGGTTCTTCCGCAGATGTTCCACAATTTCGTTTGAGGAGGCGATAAAGAAATGGATGTCAGCAGACAGCGTTGTGGTAGCCCTTTTCGGTACGGCTTCCTACTTCATGCCTCAGTATCTTCGCAAGCTGGGCGAGAGTGGTCTGGATTATTGCCTTATGTTCTACAAGGATGACTACACCCCTACAGAGTTCGAGGAAATGCATCATTTCACCTACGACAGAATGCAGCTAAAATCGATGTTCCCGAATTGTAACATATACAATCACAAGAATTTCGTAACCATTTCAAGTAAAAAGATCACCTGGCAACAGGCAACAGTAGAAAATGAATTATTCCCAGTATGATAAAATAGCAAGTAAGTACGACACTTTGTTTCGTGATGAAACGAGTCTCGTTGAGAACCGTGAGGTGGGGCAAATGCTCCCACCTCTCAGCGGTTCAATTCTAGACATTGGATGTGGTACTGGCTTGCTTACAGAGATTGCAGAAATCGACCCACAGGAATACTTGGGCGTTGACCCTAGTAAAGGAATGTTGGAACAGTTCACTAACAAATACCCTGCCTATAAGGATAGGGTCGTATGTGAGCCTTTCGATGGGAAGAACTTGGATTGCAAGAATTTCGACAATATCGTAGCATTGTTTGGTTCCCCATCTTATCTTTCCCGGTATGCCATCCTGGCAATATCGCAGTGCAAGGCTCGCAAGTTTTTGATGTTCTACAAGGAGAAGTATCATCCGGTCACTTACGAGAAGTGTGATGTAGAGTTCAGACATTTCTTCTATTCAAAGAAGGTCTTGTGCAGTCTTTTTGGTGAAGAAAACGTATCAGAGTATCACAATTATTTAATAGTAAATTGCGTATGACATCACAGAAAGGTTTGCGTTATGATGGCAGTATTGATAAATACCCCATCACGGAAGGCGAGATTTACAGTTTAGGCAATGGTAGCAAGATTACCATTGCCGATATTACTTTGGGGCTTCCTGAGTTTTCAAAGAATGCCGATTGCGTATTCATCGACCCGGCAGGAAGTAAAGGTGTCCTCAAAGCGTATTATACTAAGGCGGAGAAGCAATGCCCGGTTGATAATTTTGACGAGTTCGTTGCCCACATTAAGAGGTGCATCGAGCAGATTAATCCGGACAGACTATTCGTCGAGTGCTTCTACAGAAATAAGAAGCAGTTGGTTCCTATGGTAGAATCGTTGTTCCCTCATGTAAAAATCTACGAGAACACCTATTATCATAAGCCAGATTGCAAGTGCTGGATTATCCAAGGCACCAAGCAGGCAGAAGACTGGGGACTCCAGGGTATGGATGAATGGGATGCGGTGTTCAAGATTTGTAAGGATGTTCCGTTCAGCTCTATCACAGACTTCTTCATGGGTCAAGGACTTGTTGCCCAAGCAGCCTATGCCGCAGGTAAGGTTTTCTATGGTAGCGATATGAACAGAAATCGTTTGGCAGTAGCCATAAGCAAGGTTGCCAAGCGAGGTGGAGAATGGACAGTAACTAAATAATTACGCATATGATTAAACTCTCTCAGATTATCATCCTCAATGTTCCGAAGCGAGAACGTGAGGGCAAATACCTTAAGAAGTTGATAGAGACCAGCACGAAGCCTTATGGTATTCCTGTCAGTATCTCTATGGACCGTGGTAAGGGTCTTTGGGACAATTATTCCCAAGCGTTGACGCAAGAGGTAGCGGAAGGAACTCATCGCATGGTTATTCACGATGACATTACCTTTGACCGCAACATTCTTGCCAAGATTTTACATATTCTCTCTTTTGCTCCCGAAAACAACGTTATCAGTTTCTACAATCCAACAAATGGTGACTATACTGATTGTTACGCAAAGGGTAAGCACGTTATTTCTACAAAGACCAACTTCTGGCTGCAGGCTAGCGTATATCCAAATGACCTAGCCAAGGACTTTGTTGAAACATCAAACAAGATGACGGATGATCAGACACGTTATGATGATTCGCGCCTTAAGGCATACCTTCAGGCAAAGGGTATCGACCTTTACGCTATCGTTCCCGGTCTGGTTCAGCATTTCGGTGCATACAGAAGCACATTCAACAATCCAGGCGCCGTAGGTGGCATTCCTCGAAACAGCAAGACCTACGACAACCAGTTTGATGTAGAGTCTGTAGATTGGGAGAGTGAGTTCAAGAATCCTTATTTGGCTAAGTCAAGCAAGGATTGGGTTAAGGAAATCGTAAACAAGGAATTTCTCGATGAATACAAAAAACTCTAAGGAAAATCTAGCCTTGAAATTGGCAAAGGACAATATCGAGGTTGAGCAGGTGAAGCCGCTGCATATTGAATACGTCAAGGTTGATGACATTTATCCGAATGACTATAACCCTAATACGCATGATGCAGACAGTTTTGACCTTCTCATCAAATCGTTGCTCTATTTCGGATTTACTCAGCCTATCGTTGTCAACCGCTCGACGATGCAGATTGTGGACGGAGAGAACAGATACCGTGCCGCCTGCGTCATCGGGTATGAGATGGTTCCTGTATGCTTTGTTGATTTTGACGAAGAGAAGTTGAGATATGCAACAATCATGCACAATGCCGCTCGCGGCCACAACAACAATGAAATGATGGGCAGGCTTAAGGATTACCTTGACACCCATTTCAGTAATTCCAGCGACAAGGTATTATTAAACAATAGAAATAAGAAATGATATTTTACAGTGACAAAAACGTTTATGAGGCAGCTCTTGAAAGATTTAGATATATCTTTCGGGAGTTTTATGGTAAGCGTAAGATTGTCGTGACGATGTCGGGAGGAAAGGACTCTACCGTGGTTCTCAACCTTGCGCACGAGGTTATGAAGGAGATGGGAATTGAAAAGATTCCCGTCCTCTTCCTAGACCAAGAGGCAGAGACTCCAATGACTATCGAGTATGTACGATACATCATGCACTTACCGTGGGTTGAGCCGTATTGGATTCAGTCATACTTCCAGGAATGGAATGCCTCAAGGGGAAAATGGTTCAATGTATGGGGACCAGGAGAAGAGTGGATTCGTGAGAAGGAGCCAGATTCTTATGGCGATTTGGAAATCCCTCACAATCAGTATTTCTCCAAGACCCTCGACCAGGTACACAGAATGCTCTTCGGGAAAGACTACCTAACTTTGGGCGGTGTCCGTATTGAGGAGTCGCCGGCACGATTGTCGGGTCTTACTAGAGGCGAGTGCCTTCCAGGTATTACATGGGGAGGTGGTGGCGGATATTATAAAGACGGCACACCGAGAAGTCTGGTACTCTACCCTATTTGGGATTGGAAGGTTTATGATGTATGGTATTACATCTTCAGCAACAAGCTTCCGTACTGTAAGCTCTATAACTATCAGTTTGCTGCACAAAAGCCACTCAGAGCGTGTCGAGTAAGTTCCCTCATCCATGAGCAGGCTATCCACGACTTAGGTTTCATCAAGGAGGTTGATCCATGGTTCTATGACAAGCTGGTGCGAAGAGTAGCAAACGTCAACACGTCTGTACACGTATTTAACGAAGTGGCAACATACTGCTACAACTTGCCACCTTATTTCAAGGATTGGGACGAATATGTTGACTATCTTGCAGATAATCTTTGTGAAGAAAAGAAGAATGCAGAGACTATTAAGAAAGGCTACCGTTCCGCCAAGAAGAGAAATGTAGCTAAAGCCGGTCATTGCCAGGAGTGCATTGATTACGTAATACATCAGATTGGTTATACCAGCGCTGTCTGCGTCATTGCGGAAGATTTCGGAATGAAGCGCATTCAGAGCGTAGAGCGTTCTTTGCGTCAGTATTTGAGCGACAATTATGTTAAAATAGAAAAAGCTAATAAGGAATATGAATCTTCAAGAGAACATCAAGAAGGAGTTTGATGCTGCCAAGGATAAGGTGCAGTTTTTGAACGACCTCAGAAAGTATATCAGTTCCTTATCTCCGGAGAAAGTCAACCCTGTAGATTGCGTGCTTTGGGTTGACAAGGATATGGTTGTAGCCAACAACTACAACCCTAACCATGTGGCAGATAAGGAAATGCGTCTTCTCTATACATCCGTGAGGGAAGACGGTTACACTATGCCTATCGTTACCATTTGGGACGAGAAGCTGCAGAAGTATGTAATCATCGACGGTTTCCACAGAAACCTCGTTATTCGCAAGTTTGCGGACATCAATGAGCGATGTGGCGGAAAGCTGCCGATTGTGGTCCTAGACAAGGACATCGACCAGCGTATGGCTTCAACCGTAAGACACAACCGTGCCCGTGGAAGTCACTCTGTAGATGGAATGGTAAACATCGTTTTCAATATGCTCAGAGATGGTGTGTCTGAGCGTGAGATTTGCGAAAAGGTAGGTCTGGAGCAGAAAGAGCTTGTAAAGCTTAAGTATGTAACCGGTTTCGCCAAGATTTTCAAGAATTATAAGTATAATGCGGCTATCGAAAAGGTTGTCGACGAGAGACGCGTAGCAAGAGAGACAGCCAAGAAGAAGGAGGATAAGAAATGAAAGTAAAGTCAGTGAAGCTCAGTGAAATCTTTCCTTACTATGACAACCCTCGTGACAACACGAATGCGGTTGAGCCTACGAAGGAGAGTATCAAGCGTTTTGGATTCGTTAAGCCTATCCTCGTTGATAAGGCAGGTGTAATCATTGCCGGTCACACAAGATACGTGGCTGCTTACCAGTTGGGTATGGAGTTCGTTCCTGTCGTTTACTCGGATATGGACGACGAAATGGCAAAGAAGTACCGCATCCTCGATAACAAGCTGGCAGAGAAATCTTCCTTTGATGAAGACCAGCTTTTGGAGGAATTGCGCAACATGGAGGTTCCTACCGATATGCAGGCATTCTTCTTTGAGGATATCAACCAGATGCTCAACTTCTCCCTCGACAGCATCAACCAGCAGGCAGAAGAGTATGGTGGCTTCCAAGATGACTATTCTCAGGTGGAAGAGGAGAACTTCGAGGCTCCATCAAATGAAGAGGCTGGCGAAAGCGAGGAAGCTCCTTCAGATGAGGAGGAAGACCCTGCCAAGGATTTGTTCGTTCTCAAAGAGCGCGAGGACGGTTCACATTATATGAAGGTCGTTTGCCCATATTGCGGAAATATGGAAACAATAGAAATTGAGGATTAACAGGTATGGAAGAGATTAAGATTAATGACAAGGTAATTGAGTTACCTATTGACAGTATCGTGCCTCATGACGGTTCGCACAAGACCGACGAGACGGCAGTGCAGGCAATCATGCAGTCCATCAAGGATTTCGGCATCACTCAGCCTATTTCCGTTGACAAGAACAACGTGATTGTAACCGGTAACGGTGTGTATAAGGCTGCTAAGGCATTGGGAATGGATAAGGTTCCCTGCATCCGTGTTGACTATCTGACTGACGAGCAGATTAAGCAGTATAGAATCGCTGATGACAAGACGTCCGAGTTTGCCACTTGGAACGAGAAGAAGCTTCGCAAGGAGCTCTCCTATCTCGGTGATCCTAACAGCATTCAGTTTGCTTTCGATGAGAGCATTGCCGGTATGCTTGGACTCAACGCTAAGCCAAAAGAACAGAAGCCTGCGGCCGCACCTTCAAAGGCTGAGACTAACCATACGGCTAAGAAGGTCGTAACCGAAGCCCAGAAGGATCAGAAGTTCAAGGAGGAAATGAAGGGCGTTGAGGAGAATATCCAGGTCAAGCCTTCAGAGTATTATGAGTATAATTGTTCCGCTTGCGGTAAACTAGTAAAAGTTAAGAAGCCATGACAGATGAATCATCACAGCCGAAAGTAAAGTCTTTCGTACATAGAATCCCCAATCCTGTTGGAAGACCATACAAGATTAAGTCTTCTCAGGAATTATGGGATAAGTTTGTAGCTTACTGTGATGATGTTGAAAACGACCCTTGGCAGCAAAAGACTGGTAGCAATTCCATTGCAGGCGGCAGCGGCAAATCCACAAATTCCATGAGACAAGAGGTAAGGGTTTTCAGAAGAGCCTATACCCTTGTCGGATTTTGTGCTTTCTGTGGCATCGTTCAGAAATGGGCGGATTTCAAGAGAGGTAATCTTAAGAGACCAGGCTTTGAGCAGGTGATAACACAGATTGAGAATGTCGTGATGGCCCAGCAGATTGATGGCGCCATGCTTCATCAGTTTGATTCCAGCATTGTTGCAAGGCTCAACGGATTGGCAGATAAGCATATTCAAGAAGTAACCGGCAAGGATGGTGAGGACTTCAAGTTCCCTAAACTGTCCTTGGATGATATTAAAGAATTACAGAAGATAAATGGACTTTGAGAAACAACGTTTTCTTCATAAGCAGTTAGTGGCATCGTCCCTGCTGCAATTCACTACTAAGATGTTCGCCTATACTGCTCGACGTGAGTATGTAGTAGGCGAACATCACAGGATTATATGTGATGCGCTCATGGATGTGATAAGGGGAAAGACGAATAAGCTGATTATCAACATCAGCCCTCGTTACGGAAAGACCCTCTTGTGTTCACAGATGTTTATCGCATATGGTCTTGCGCTGAACCCTGCTTCAAAGTTTCTGCACATATCTTATTCCGGAAGTCTCGTCCAGGACAATTCAATGGCTGTCAAGGACACGATAACTTCCACATATTTTCAAACACTATTTCCGAATGTCAAAATCAGAAAGAACGATAACACAAGATCAAAATGGAGCACAACGGCAGGTGGTGGTGAGTATGCTACATCTACCTTGGGTCAGATCACAGGTTTTGGTGCAGGTCAGCCAGACTGGACCGAAGAAGACATAAA